TTTTTTTTTTCAAGCAGAAGACGGCATACGAGATTCGCCTTAGTCTCGTGGGCTCGGAGATGTGTATAAGAGACAGGCAGAGTTCTGGTTGCAGAATTGACTTGGAAAAAGTGAGGGATAGGGTTGTTTTGGATGTTATTGAGAAGCAGAGTGTTAATCCCATGATGGTAGGTTACGAGCCACTGAGGTAATATATGGGGATATTGACTAAAGAGCCTGATTTGAAGGATGCCGTATATGAATCGCCTGCGGCGTGGGTGGAGTCTCGTGATATAAAGTTGGCGAATGGTGATATTTTTTCGTTCAGGGACCGACCTTATCTAATAAGGCCCATGAGTAGTGGAGCGAGGAAGAAATGTGTAGAGAAAGGCACTGGTTTGGGCTGGTCTGAGACCTTCATACAGGAAAGTTTATGGGGTTGTATTGTAGGCAAGTATCGTCAGGGCGTGGCTTACATATTCCCCAATGATACGGAGATGAAGACATTTGTACAGAGTCGATTTAATACTTTGATAAGGGACAATCCTGAAGTGATAGGCAAGTTCATAAAGAACACGGACACGACATATTTGAAGCAGGTTGGAGGAAGGAACCTGTTTTTTGACGGTGGCCGGATGAATCAGATGGTGGAAGGTCAGCAGAAGGAGAGTGCCGCTTTGAGGGGTAAGCAGTTTGACAAGGTCAATCTGGACGAGTTCGACCTTATGGAAGAGGAGATAATCGAAAAGGCCAACGGCAGGATGGGCAATTCTCTCATAAAGGCCATGACAGTCATTAGCAATCCCACTGTCGAGAATCATCGCATAGACCGTTTATACAGGGGCAGTAATCAGATGCGATGGTTTAGAAAGTGTACCTGTGGCGAATGGACTTGTTCGGACGAGGAGTTTCCCGATTTGATTAGCAGGGCCGGGTGTCATTGTCGCAAGTGTGGAAAGGTCTTGGGTTATGCCGGTGAATGGGTGGCCGCCAATACGGAGATGCGGGACTTTTACGGCCCGGACGCTCAGGATTGGGAAGGATACCAGATGAGTCAGTTGAACTCGAAGACGAACTCACCTTGGGTGATTTTGAACGAGTTCAAGACTACTACCAATATCGAGGACTTCTGGAAGTTGAGGATGGGTCGTGCCTTTACCCCCAAGGAGAACCGTCTTACCAAGACGGAGGTCTTTGACTGTTGTGGTAATTACGCTATGACCGAAACGTATAAGGACAGGACTTGCATGGGCGTCGATGTTGGTAAAGACAAATATCATTACGTCATAGGGATACGGACAGATAAGGAGAAATTCGAGATTCTAAAAGTTGGTTGTGAGAGTTCGTTCGAGAATCTTGGTGCTGTAGCTGTAAGAATGGGTGTAAGGAACTGTGTAGTTGACATCAGGCCTTATGAGGCCGAGGCCCGGAGATTTCAGAAGGCCATGACTTTTCGGGTCTGGTTATGCCAGTACGGAACCAATCCCATTCAGGATGTCGTTTGGGACGACGAGCGGAAAGTCGTAAAGTGTTTTCGAACGGGTATATTCGATATAACTCACAGATTAGTAGTTGACAAAAGAGTAAGACTTCCCTATCGTAATCAGGTAATAAGGGACTTTGCAGAGCAGTATTGCGAGCCTTACAAAGTAAAGAAAGAAGATTTAAGGAGTAATTCGATAATTTACATATACGAGAAGGGCAACGGTAACGACCATTACCGGAACGCCATGAACTATTTTTATCTCTCTGCTATGGGTTCGAGGGTCATACGTCCCGAAGGTTACGGCCCGAAGCAGGCGAGTCAGTGTATACACGAAACAGTGAGGATTTAGATGTTAGTTATAGATTGTCCGAATAACAGGAAGATAAAAGTAACTAACTGTGCTATATATCTTAACGACGAAGTATTGGATAATCTGGGTGAATTGACCGAAGACGAACGTGAACGCCTTTTTATGTCGATGGCAATAATGAAGGACAGAGCAGATGGGACGGCCTAAAATTAAGACACCTAAAGTACAGCCGACGTTAATGAAAGTCACCGAGGACTACAATCCAGAGGAGATTAAGACCTCGGAAATGAAGAAAGTTCGCAGGAGAAAGGGTTACGAAAGCACTCTATTGGCGGGTGCTTTAGTCCCGAAGATATAATGGAAGACGAAAGAGCGCAAAAGATAATTCAGATGGCGGCTGCCGAGGACAGTAAGGCCGCTAATTTCAAGAGTCTCTATCAGGAAGTCGCAGACCTGATGTACCCGTGCGAGAACCAGATAACCGGCCAGACCACTCCCGGCAGTGACAAGAGTCGTGACGTCAGAGACCCTACGCCGATTTTTGCGCTTGACGATATGGTGGCCGGTCTTATAGGGACGTGGATACCTGCAGGTCAGAGTTTTTTCGGAGTAAAGGCCAAAGACCGCCGGAGAAACACAGACAGGGCGATGAGGTATCTCGCTTTGGCATCGGAGATAGCCCACGAAGAGATGTTCGAGAGTAATTTCATGCTGCAGTTGCACGATACCGTCAAGGCTCTTGCCGGTTTCGGAACGGGAAATATGTATAGTGAGTGGGATAGTAAGTCCCTGATGCTCAATTATAAAGACTGGCATATATCGACTTATACGATAAAGCAGAACTCTCGTGGTATTGTCGATACGGTGATTCTTACTTACGAGCTTACCGCTCGTCAAGCTGCGGAGGAGTTTACCAGTCCCGGCGAGAAAGTCCTTCAAAACGCCAGCGACATTAAAAACGAGAGCAAAAGGCACACATTTATTCACGTAGTCCGACCGAGGAACGAAAGGTGTTATCATTTGACAGACAGTCTTAATATGCCTTTTGAGAGTCTTTACGTTAATAAGGACGAGAAGGTAATTGTTGACGAGGGTGGTTATGACGAATTTCCGTTTTCCGTTCCGAGATGGGAGAAATCGTCTGTCGAGAAGTACGGACGTGGGAGAGGTACTGTAATGCTGAGTGCTGTCAAGGAGCTTCAGCAGATGCACAAGGATTTTGTGGAATGCGGTAATCGGTGGAACAATCCGTCCCGCTGGCAGATAGACGAGGACATCGAAGGCACTTTAAATAACTCCCCCGGCGCCTTGAACCATTTTATGAGGGCCAACGCAGCCGGGGCTTTGGATTCTCAGTTGAACGGCAATTTTCCCATAACAGAAAAGGTGATAGAATTTCAGCAGGAGCTTGTGAACAGGGGTTTTTATAAGGACATTTTCGTTCAGCTTGCCGACTTAAAAGGCGACCGAAGAACGACTGTCGAGATTGAGGCCCGATTGAAGGAGGGATTGAGACGTTTGGTGTCCCCTGTAGCGAGAATGGAAAGCGAGCTTTTTACTCCTTTGATTACGAGAAGTATTCTCCTTTTAATAAGGAACGGTCGAATACCCCCTCCACCTCCTGAGTTGTCGGGTGCCGAGTTCGGTATCGAATATATGGGCGAGCTTGCCCTTGCGATGAGGAACTATCAGGCGAGGGCCTTTACGCAGTTTACTTCTCTTGTCGCCGATATGGCCCCTGTTTTCCCGGAGGCCACAGACGTTCTGAATCTTGACAGGGCCTTGCCGAATATCGGTCTTACTATGGGCGTAAGGGTTGACGATTTGAATACTCCCGAAGAGATAGCCGAAAAGAGGGCGAAACGCGCTCAGGACGAGCTTGAGCAGAAACTTGCAATGGCCGCTCAGGTCGGCTCCGAGGCTTACAAGAACACATCCAAGGCAGCCGAAGCCGGTTCTCCGGCGGAAATGGTGGGCGTATGAGTTTAATATTAACATTATTTCTTTTGGGTAATCCCGTTATAACGGGCTGTCGAACCAATGTCACTATGGGACAGTTATTCGAGCATTGGCATCAGGAGACTATTTCACGTGAGGAAAACAACTTTCTATGGTATGTCGAGCGTTACGAAAAGGGATGGGAAGATGACAGTCCGCCTTGGTATCTGAAGGAGAGATTTGAGGAATATTTGGAGAACAAATGAAGAAATTAATATTAGGTTTATTAATAGCGTTTTTAATGGTCAATCCCGCTCCCGTGATTCCTCCTGATGGAGTGAGTTTCGACCCTAACGATATGCCTTCTTCGGTTATGGGAGTTTACGAGGTTTATATAGATACTCCTATAACAGGTTATATCGATATTTACGAACCTGAAGGCGAAACGGTGACGGTTACTTCCGACGGAGGTCTTGTATTATCTCAGGAATTTCACGATGCGAATAATTATACTTACAAATGGACTTACATTCAATCGGTGGCCGGTGTTTACGCTGTGAATGTAAAGGTTTTAGACCCATCCGGTAACGAGGACAACAGGACTATAGTGTTCGGGGTAATGAAGAAGAATAAGCCTCCTGTTATTACGGGATGCAGGCGTGGAATCGAGATTGATTGATGCCGGTTGAAGAAGAACGAAAACTAAAGGCTCAGGCCCGAAGGAAAGGACTTAAAGGCGACAGGTTTCGGGCTTATGTGTACGGGACTTTAAGAAAAATGGGCTGGAAGCCATCGAGAGAAAAATGACAGAAATCGAGCAAATGTCGATAAGGTACAAAGACGTTTTCGGTTCCGAGAACGGCAAGAAAGTTCTTGAGGACTTGGATGTAAAAGGTCTTTATCACAGGGAGATATACGTTGAGGAATCTTCGAGAAAAACGGACTTTAATTTAGGAGCGAACTGGATAATAAGGTACATACATTCCATGATAGACAAGAATCTAATGGACGAACAGAAACAGGAAGTTATTAACGAAGGAGTTAAATTATGAAAGACGGGACAACTGAAGTGACTGAAAAGACAACACCAGCCCCGATGTTTAAGGAAATCGAGCAGGGAGATGATATTGCGAAAGGCCATGTAAAGGTAATACAGCTTAATGTTTACGAAGTTGTGGGAACGAAGAAAAACGAATATGGAGAGGCGATTCCCGACAAGGAAGGCAGGGGAAGTTTTTTCTGTCAAGACCCGGAAGATGTCAATGTATTTCAGAAGCTGAACCCGAAGATGGAAACGGAGCAGTTTACCGTCCAGCTTTTGAAATCTACGGCTATTACGTACATTAACAATCCTGAGAACATGAAACGGTTCGGGAGGACAC